CAAGCCGCCTACAAAGGCCGTCTGTACGTCGAGAAAGAGCGCATCCCGAAGGGCACGACCTATGCCTGGGTGCGCGAGAGTTTTCTGAACCAGCCGGACGACAACAACATGGTCGACCGCATGGTGCAGGGCTGGAAAGCTGTCCCGGCTGATCGGCATCCCGAACTCGTGCCGCCGCCGCTGCCCGGTCGCGAGCATGAGAAGGCCAGCCTGATCCGTCGTGGCGGCCTGATCCTGATGGAATTGCCGACCGCAATCTTCAAGGAAATTCAGGAACAGAAGCGCGAGGAAAATGCCGACATTATGAACTCGATTGCGTGGACGGCAGGCGAATTGAACGACGATCCCAGAATGCCTTTTACCCAAGACAAGGACTCCATCGTCAACGTCCAGCAAGTCACAGCCCAACGCGGCCCGCGCGCTCGCGGACAACAGGAATTCAAAGACTGACGCGGCCTCCCGCGCGTCACGCTGGCCCGGAGAGAAAAATACTCTCCGGGCCTTTTTTCTGTCTTTTTCGTATTGACACCCGTTTTTCCTTGTGAGCATCATCACCATATTCGGCGTTAAGCGTCGTTCGACCCACTAGCGGTCGTTTCGCTTCCCACGGGAAGCCGCCCTCCGGGGCGCACATAACCGAATTCATCAAATCTGGAACCATCCAGACGGGGGAACATTCCCCGTGCGGATGGTTTTGCCTGTCAAGGAGACAGCAAGATGTCTTACGGCACCAACGGCCCACAGGGTCTAGTTCCTTTCCGCTACGCGAACGGCTCGCCGTACACGGGCTCGACCAACGTGTACCCGATCACTTCGGCGTATGCGACGAACCTGTTCACGGGCGATCCCGTCATCAGTCTGTCGGACGGCACCATCGGTGTCGGCACCGCAGGCAACCCGATCCGGGGCATCTTCATGGGCGTCCAATACACGGACTCCGATGGCACTATCAAATATCGGCCGTACTGGCCCGCCAGCACGTCGGTTCTCTCCGGCTCGGCGATCAACGCTCTTGTCGATGACGACCCGAACCTCGTGGTCAACATTCAGGAAACCAATGGCTCCGGCGCTGCGGGCACCCCGTTTGCGCTCGCCGATGTCGGCCTCAACGCCAACTTCTACGCGGGTAGCGGCGGCAGCACGGCAACCGGCCTCTCCAGCTTCTCCATCGACAACGCGACGGAGAACACCACCGCGACGTTGAACCTCAAAATTCTCGGCCTCTGCCCTGTGGTCGGCAACGTGGTTGGCTCGTTTGCCAACTGGATTTGCTCGATCAACGCCCACCAGTTCAAGGGCGGCACCGGCACGCTGGGGACGTAATTGTCTCAAACGAGACACTGACCGAGACACAGAAGGCACAGGAGTCATCCTATGGCGATCAACACCACCCAAATCCGCGACCTGCTCCGTCCAGGTCTGGCCGCCGTCTTCGGCGACTACGACATGTACCCGAGCCAGTGGTCGGAAATCTTCACGAAGCACACCTCCGACAAGGCGGTCGAGATCGAGGTCGAAATCAAGATGCTCGGCCTCGCCGCGATCAAGGCGGAAGGTGCCTCGGTGGCTTACGACACGATGGGTCAGCGGTATGTGACCAACTACCTGCATCGCTATGTGGGTATCGGGTTCATCATCACCCGGCAGGCCATCAAGGATAACCTCTACAAGTCACGCTTCCCGATGCAGGCCAAGGCGCTGAAAGACAGCTTCGGTCAAACCAAGGAAGTTCTCGGCGCCGCCGTCCTGAACAACGGCTTCGACACCAACTACCCCATCGGTGACGGCAAGCCGGTCTACTCGACCACACATCCAATCGACACCGGCACGGTTGCCAACACCTTCACGGTGCAGGCCGATCTGAACGAGACGTCCTTGCAGGACGCCATCGTCGCCATCCAGAAGTTCCGCGCCGCTTCCGGCCTCCGCGTCATGGTGAAGCCCGAGAAGCTGATCGTCCCGCCGGAACTCCAGTGGCAGGCCAATCGGTTGCTGAACAGCCAGTTCCGCACCGACACCGCCAACAACGACGAGTCGGCGATCTACAACACCTCGGCGGTCCCGCAGGGCTATCGTGTCAACCAGTTCCTCACCGACACGAACGCTTGGTTCTTGATGACCAACTGCGACGACGGCTTCAAGTATTACGACCGCGAGCCGCTCGAAATCGACATGTATACCGATTTCGACAACGACAACCTGAAGGTCAAGGGCATCGAGCGCTATTCCTTCGGCGTCAGCAACTTCCGTGGCAGCTTCGGTTCATCGGGTTCAACCTGATCGTTGAGAGGCTAACCCCCTAACGATTTGGTCAAGGAGACAGACTTATGGCGATGACGAATGTTGGCAGCCCGCTACGGATCGGCTCTGCTCGGAGTGCCGGGATCGCGAGTGGGCAGCCGGGCGCGAAGAGTTCGCCGATCTACTGCTACTCGGTAGCCCCGGCGACGCTTCAAGTTGATAACGTCGCGGCAGCACAGACCGTGACCAACGCAGCGTTTACGCTGGCGGCAGGCACGGGCGTTACGACCACCACGATCAACGGCACGACCTACTACGACCTCGGCGTGGCCCGCAACATCCGCGCTGTCGGCGCATCGGCCTCGGTGGCTGCTGTCTCGATCACCGTGACCGGCCGCGACGAATACTTCCAGGCGATGACCCAGGCGTTCTCCGGCCCGACCGGAACCGCCACGACGTCGACCACGAAGGCTTTCCGCTACGTCCAGACCGTCACGACCAACAGCAACACGACGTCTGCTGTCTCAATCGGGACAGGCGACACGATTGGTATGCCCTACAAGATGGGCTCGTATGGTCAAGCCTTGGTGTGGTTCAACCAGTCGCTCATCACCAACTCGGTTGGCATCACCGTGGCCGACACGGCAACGCCGTCCGCGACCACCGGCGACGTGCGCGGGACATACACTCTGGCTTCGGCGTCGGACGGTTCCAAGCAGCTTACATTCTGGATTTTTGTGACCGATCCCGATACATTGACCGCCATCTATGGTGCAACTCAAACATGATGGGGCCACATGTGGATTTTGCCGACTTACAATCGTCCAGAGAAGTTTAACAAGTTTCTCGCCGCCGCCAAGGAAACCTGTGTCTCAACACCGGGAGTCATCCTTCTGGCGGGCGATGAGACAGGATACGACTTCACCGACCTTCCCCCGGACTGGACCGTCGAGCGGATCGAGAACAAGGGGCTCGTCAAAAACCTCAATGAGTTTTATGAGCGCCATCCCGACGAGTCTTGGTATGGCACCTGCGCCGACGATCACGTCCCGGTCACAAAGGGATGGGACGTCGCGCTGATCGATGCCGCGATCAAGCGCGGCTTTGCGACCTGCAACGATCTCGACCAAGCCCCGACCCGCATGGCGACCGCGTGCGTGCATCGTGGCGACGTGATCCGCGCCGCCGGGTTCATTCTGCCGCCCTGCACGTTTCACACGTTCGGCGATGATTTCTGGGAAAAGATCGGCCGCGACTACGGCTGCTGGACCGTCCTGATGGATGTGGTCATTCGCCACGAGCATCCGTTTGCCGATGCCTCCAAGAAAGACGCCACCCACGAATTGTCCTACTCGCACTTCGATGAGGATCGTAAAAACTATCAGGCTTGGTATTTCTCGGACGCCGGGCGCGACGCCGTGGCCCGCGTTTCACAAGCTGTGGGCGCGAAGCAGCGCAAGGTCGATCTCGGCGGCAAGAGCATCGCCTTCGGCACGCCTGCCTACGGCGGCAAATTCGACGCCACCTACGTCAAGAGCATGGCCTACACGGCGGCCTTGATGGAGCAGATGGCGATCCCGTTCTGGACGATCTACGTCGGTAACGACAGCCTGATCCACAAGGCGCGCAACGGTATCGTCCGCTCGTTCTTGAACGAGACAGAGGCGACGCATCTTTTGTTTGCCGACGCCGACATGGGCTGGGCGCCGGAACACGTTTTGCGGCTTCTGTCTCACGGCAAGGAAGTTGTCGCAGCGGCCGGTATGCGTAAGGAAGAGTCCCCGTCGTTTTGCTTCCGGGCTATCCAAGATGGCGAAGTATGCCAAGAGACAGGCTGCTGGGAAGTCGAAAGCGTCGGCACCGGGTTCATGCTCATCGAGCGCGGCGTTTTGATCCGCATGATCGAGCGGTTCCCCGAACTTGCCTACTCTGACGCGCAGGACAAAGTTATCCATTCCCTTTTCTATAATGAGATCAGGGGCGGAAAAGATTGGTCGGAAGATTACGTCTTCTGCCGTCGATGCCGTGAAATGGGCATCAAGATTTGGATCGACCCCACGG